TTTTTTATAATATTTAAATCTATTTTCCACATCGGTACTTTGACCTACATAAATTTTACCCTTAGGGTTAGTAATTTTATATATTCCTATAATTTTAGGGGATTTTGTAATATTTATCATCATAGTATGTTTAAGTTGTTGCGACTATAAATATTACTTATCTAAGCCCTTATTCAAGGGCTTTCTTTATTATATACACCCTAAATTAGGTTTTGATTTTTTAATTGTTTTATTATATTTCCTGCTTTACTTTTTAAAGATTTACTAATATTTCCTGGGAGTGCTAATCCGGGAGATGTTTTTCCATCTCTTTTGGAGGTATTTATAATAATATTAGTTTCATCTGGTATTTTAGATAAGAATATAAAGTTTTGAATATTAGTAGGTATTGTAGAACCATTATCAGAACATGATTGATTAAAAATATTATCATCTACTAAAATAAATAATCTATTAGTATCATCTATAAAATCCATGGAAGGTTGATTTATAGGAGGAAAAACTTTTACAACTTCTCTTTCATAAATTATAGGAAATTCTTCTTTATCATGATTATAAAATCTACATAAATCTCCAACTTTTATATTAAAAACTCCTTCTACATCTTCATATCCTCTATGAGAAAATGGAGGGAACGTTTGGGTGAAATTATTTCCATTTTGTTTTTGTTTAAAATAAATTAAAGATAAATCATATGACGCTGTTAATAAATTATATACATTACTTCCACTATATGTACCTCTTTCAAAATAGTAATTATCTTCAGAACCACTATCAAATCCATTATCTAATGTTCCCGTAATATATAAAAATTGAGGTGGGGATCCAAGTATAAATGGAGAACCAAATCTGTTTATATTACTATTTAATGTTGGTGCTGTAGTAAACTGTATGCTATTATTTGGTGCTATATTATTAAAGCTAATATCAGATCTTAATATTCCAGTATTAAGAGATAAATCTTTTAAAATAAGATTAGCACTATTTTGATTTTTAGGTAAAACAACATATCCATCTATATTAAATGTTATTTTTATTCCTATTTCATTATTTTTTTCTATTTGGGTTGAAGGAACTGAGTTCCCTATTTCTGATGGAATATATGTTGTTCCGTTAAATACTAATAACTCATTTTTGATTGGCTTATTAAATGAATTATAAACAGTATATATATTTGCAGATACAAAACAATCCAATATTTTAGTTTCCAAAGATGACACACCAAATCCAGTACGACATAAAGGACATCCTCCCCATGGATCACTAGGGCCTGTTATAGAAGTTGGACCTACAGCATTAATATAAGGTCCTTGATAATCACCTTCTCCCCATAAACCTAAAGAAACTCCAGCAGGAATTTGAGCTGATGATATTTTATCATTAGTCCCCGCTAAATTTACGAATGAATCCGAGTAGTTATTTACCCACCCAGTTGATACGGCTCCATGTATATTATACACACTTCCTACGTAGTTTGGTTGGCTATATAATTTGGTTACTAGGTTTGTGGGTGGTGAAATGTATGCTATTAATTCAAAACTTCCAGAAATCCTTTGAGTTATTTCTCTATTATCTCCTGTATTTCTTTGTACAGGGATAGAAATAGATGAATTTAATCCTACTCCTCTATTATATCGAGAAAGTACCTCTAATTGATCATATGCTATAGGTTTATTCAAGAATGGGATGCCTATAATTAAAGAATCATTATCTAAAGGTTCAATGACATTTCCTAATCCTCCACTATTAGGAACTTGATCGTTATTTTCATAAGTATATTCTAAATATTTATGAGTTCCTTTTATATTTTGTAATATAGGTTCATATCTGAATCCTCCAGAGAAAATACTTTTTAATCCATCTAATTTTTGTTGATTTGATGGTGATTTATTATCATCTAATATAATATCAATATTTCCCTTATCAAATATATTTTGAACGTCAAATAAATTTTTATTTTGTCTTGTTAATTCTGTTATATTAGAATTTTCGTCTATTAAATATTTTATATTTACATTAACTCTCTCTGGTAATGTTTTTGCTTGAGATGTTATTTCTTGGAAATAAGAAAATTTAATATTTTCTTTATCTATAGCAGCAGTTTTTCCGAAAGATATATCCCCAATACTATAATTATTATATAATTTAGATTTGGTTTTCGATCCATCATATCTTGGGTTGTTATGTCTTTTTAAAGAATAATTACTCTCTTGAACATCTGCAAATATAATAGGAATAACAACATTATCTATTAATGAAGAAGTTATATAATTTATGTTATTAGGAATATTTATATTATTACCATAATCTACATTAAAACGCTTAGTACTTTTTACAGAATCTTGAACATTGTTTAAAATTGGATCAAATTTTATTCTATCATTATTTACACTATCGATATCTTTTGGAAAGACTTTATTTTCTTCATAAATAATATTTTCTTGAGATTGAGAGTGAGCTATTATATCAGAACCTGATATTTCTCCACTAAACCATTCTTTTTGATTTACTCCTTTTTTAATTATATAACCTAGAGAACTTGGGATATTTTCATCGTTAGATATAAATAAATCGGTACCTAATGAATTTGTACCTTCTATATTCCCGGTTTCTAAAGATGCTTCTAAATATTTATTTTCTAATACAGGTTCAAATTTTTGGATTTTATTTTTTTCTAAGATAGGAGATTTTATTATCAAACCAGAAGATAAATTCCCTTTGGCTGGTATGAAGTCTTTTATCATTTTAAATAAAGAGTTATCAAAATATGACAACAATTTAATACTATCTTTTATAGATTTATTACCATTATATTTTTTAAAATAAAAATCTCTTAATTCATTTAATGAAGGATAATATGTTTTACTACCATCTTTTGGATCTCCTATATAATCATCTATATTAAAATTACCTAATTGTTTTATAATATCATCATTTATTGAATTTTGAGGTGATATTCCAATTTCAATATTTGATGAATTCTTTACTTGATTATATTTAGATTTTTTTACAATAGAAACATTAGGAGATAATACATTATCAGGTAAAGTTTTAGTTTCTATTATTTTTATTTTTTGATTAGATTCAATAAAATTACCACCATTAGGAACATTAATTAAATATTTTTCATAGTTATAATTATAAATAATACCACTATTATCACTATTAGTAGCATAAGACGAAGAAATACCCCCACTTATAAAACTACTTGTGAAAGATGGGTGAACAGAGTATAAACTTGAACTTTTTAAATTATCTAATTCAGAACCTAAAGGCAATCTAAATATTAAATTTTTATAAGATGAAGTTTCATCAGTATTGGAAAATGATTTAGGATTTAAAATATGGTCTTTAAAATCTTCTATTGGAGTTGAATTTATCCAGTATCTAAATTCTTGGATTTCTCCTAAAAATTTACTACCAGATACCCCAAAATTAACAATACCATGTGAATTCCAAGATTGGTTATAATCACTTTGGATCGTTCCATCTATATATATAGAACAAGATTCTAAAGTCTCTATATCAGTACTATTCTTTTCTCCTATAATTAAAGTGTAATTAGTATTTAAACTATTATCAGTAGTTCCTAATATATCTCTAGATAAAGATATATTCCACCAATTGTCGTTGTATAAAGGTAATATTAAACTACTACTAATAACACTAGCACTAGGATATCCTTCCATAGAAAATTCTAAAAGACCATAAGTACCACTAACATATGTTGTAGTAACTTTTATAGAATTAGGATTAATTTCTAATAACGATTGAGTAGGATTTGATATAATTGTATCTAAATTATTTTTAAATCTAAATTCAATACTATCTGGGAATATACTAAACGAACTAGAGTCCACAAATCTTTGATTAGAAGGAAGCCATGGAATAGATAAAGTATTACTTCCACTATTATTTAAACTATAATTAAACTTGTTATAATCTTGTTCTATAAAATCTTGTTCTTTAATAACCCCACCAAACTCTTTTATATTTAATATAGTATCTGGAATACCAAAACAATTAATTAAAGCGCGTATCCCTTTTCGGGTACCCTTAGATTTAAGTAAATAAGGTAAGTTATTATATATTCTTTTATACGTTTCTTTCGTGATATCATTATCAGGGATAGTATAATTAGATGATGTTATATAATTATCTATATTATAAGATCCAGTTGATGGTAAAAAAGTACCATCAGGATTTTCTCCCAACAAAGATATATAAATATTTTGATTATTTCTTGAATTAGTGTACAATTTTATTCCGAAAGATTTTAAGGTTTCACCAACTAAATCTTTAGAAACACCGTAGTTTAATCTATTATCATTATTATTTTTATTAGTTATATCTTTAATATAAGTCCAAACATAATCATAATGTTGACCTAACATAGATATAAGTAATTCTAATTGAGAATTTTGTGAATCATATTTAATATATTCTGGAAGATTATTCCAAATATAATCTCTATTTTGAGTATCATAATTTAAATGATCTAATATTTTACCTCCATAGTAATTAGATTGTTCATCATCTGAACCAATCCATTCTAGAGATATAGAAGATGTTACATTTTCGTTTATATAAGGTCTTTGGTTATTTACTTTTGGGAATGAGTTTGAACCTGACTCATAATATAAGAAGTATTCATATCCATCAAAATTTTTAGTGATATTACTTATTTGGTTATTTAATAATAAAACTGAATTATTTATACTACTTGTCTCTATTGATGATGAAAGATTTGTAATTATATTTAAGTCTTTTTCTAAATTTTGGATTTGGTTTAACTTATATATAAAGTTTTCTATTCTTTCTTTTGCGGAAGAAAAATGAATAAATTCTGATATTATATTATAATCTATATTAATATTTACATTCTCCCCAATCAATGACTGTAATTGGTTGTATGAAGATGTAGTATCATTACTTAATATATTTGATATATTTAGATATGATGTTGGAGTACTTAATTGTTTATTTATTTCTATATCAAAGTTTGGCCCCCTTAATGGAAATTGATTTTCAACATTTTCCACTATTATACTATTATTTAACCTAAAAGTATAAGGGTCTGATATATTTTCTTCAACCCAAAGAGTGTTTTTTAAATCATATTCACTTGATAAAGGTTCATATAATTTGATAAATAAACTAGGAACATCTATATTAGTATCTAATTCTATATTTACTCCTATTATAGATTTATTCCCACCAAAATTTAGTATGAAATCTGAATAGAAGTTTCTTTGGTTCTTATTAATTATATATTCTATAAAAGAAGATTGGAGATTTAAATAAGAAATATCATTAGAAGTTATTTTTATTTCTGTTCTATCTCTCGATATTTCTTTAATAAAGAATTTAGATTGATTAGAACTATTAAATAATAATCTTTTAAAATTATAAATAATATCAAACTGACCTACATTATATCCATATGATAAAATATCTTCTTCAGGATTCAACACTATGGTATCGAATAATGAAGAATTATCAATATTATTTATTTTTTTATAGTTGGTAAAATTATAGTTAGAAATTAATATATCCCCAGAAGGAGATATAATATACATTTCTATTATATCATTTGGTTCCCCAAATTCTTTATTAATATTAATAGGGGATAAAAGATTTATATCATCTTCATTATATGTTTGGTCTATATATGGAGTTGAATCTATATTATTTATTTGGAATTTTTCCATATTATTGTGTTAAATCTTCTATAGTTTGTCTTGCTTCTAATAAATCTAATCTTAATTGATTTATTTCTTCTAATAATAAATCTATTTCTTCTGTATTTTGAGTTTCCCCAACGTATTCTGTACTTCTTATAATTAATTCTTTATGGGAACCTATCTCTCCATCTATTGGTATTTCAAAAAATAATTTATTATATAATTCAAAAAACTCATCTACTGTTACATCATCAGGATTTTCTGTTGTAGGTTTAACAAGTTGAGAAAATTCAGTATCTATTATTTTAGGATAATCTTCTCTAGAGAATACATCTTTATTAAGTTTTATTAATTCTCCTGCCATTATCTTATAACTTTAAAATAATTTGATTTATCATCTATAATAATAATATTACCGTTAATTATGGTTTTAAATAAAATTTGATAATATCTTTCAGGTTGAAGACCATTCATATATAATTTGAAATAATTACCATTATTATTTGCTCCTAATTTAGTTCCAAGATTATTATAATCTATGATAATTTCTTCAGTTTTTAAATCTTTTAAAGACCAATATGATTCTTCAGGCAATATTTTATTATTTAAATATACTGAACTACTTTGGAAACTCCTAGTAGGATATTTATCTCTGTTTTTTACTGTGAACGTATAAACACTATTAGAATTGAATTCTTGTTTTAAATTAGTAATATTAGTAGTAAAATCTCCACTAACAGTATTTAAAGATGAACTATAACTAGTATCATCCCAATAAAATTCTAGGTGTGGGGGGTATATAGTATGAGTATCTGATGAAAAGAAATTAGTTTGTATACTTAATGAAGATGATTCTATAACATCATTATATTTTATTAATAAACCATTATTTGGAATTATATTATTAAACCAAAAGTTAATTATATCAGTTACATCACAATTAATATCTTTATTATCTTGGTAATTAAAAGATTGAGATATACCAGAATTAGTATAATTTCCCCCATCCCAAGAAGATGTTAATGTAGAATTATTCCAAGAAACACCATTTTGGGGGTTTGGATTATCTCCATTTCTTCCTGTACCCATATCCCAAGGTTCATTTATTGGATGAAATTCAAAAGAATAATCTAGAGGTAATGCAGACGCATTTGAAAAATATAATTTTATATCAGTTCTATAAATTCCCGATGCACTCATTATCAAATCAGTTATTTCTCCTTGATCAAATTGAATTAATGCTCTAGATTTTGAGTTTGTAGATATCTCAAATATTTCATCACGCCCATAATTAAAATTAGGTTTATCTTCAGAAATATAAGAGTCTTTTATTGGAAATAGTTTATAAACAGCCATGATTGTATTTTAATATAAATATAAATATATTTTAGAATGACGTACTTCTTCCATTTATATCTACTTCTGGGAATTTTATTTCAAATATACTAGGGTCTAATGAAGGGTATATGACTCCATTAACTGTAGATGAATTAATATCATATCCATATTTCGAATATCCATTTTCTTCGCCAGATTTATTTATTATTTCTACTTTTTTAACTGTCTGAACTCCATCAACTTTATCTAAAATATTATATATTTCTGATAGTATTATAGGTTGATTTATATTCCATTTATCTGTGTTAAAATATGTTTTTATATCTTGTAAACATCTATTTATTACGTCTCTGTTATTGTAGTTTGGTCTTAATGTTATATCAAAATTTAATCCGATATTAATTATAAAAGCGTCCTTAATATTAATAGCATCAGTTTCATTATTATATTCTTCTAAATATGTTTGTAAGTTTGTTTTTAATATAATATCTCCAATACATAATTTATTATTTATATCTTTAGATAAAATATATAATGATAGAAGATTTTTATCACTACTGTATGAGTCTTTGTTTATAAAAGATTTTGAGACAATTCCAAATTCTGGAGGAAGAGATAAAACTCTTATATTATAATCATCAAAAGTAACTGCTCTAAGTTGAGTTGGATATGAAGCTAATGTATTAAGTTTTAATTCTTCATTAGTATCTCCATCACCTCCTCCAACTCCAGGATTTTCATTATTAAAAGAAAGTGAATTAATTATTATATTAGATAATTGACTATCTAAGTTGTTATTAATAAAAGATACATTACCTGATGATAAAATATTTAGTGTATTAGACGGAGTGTTAGATTCCACTCCACCACCAACAATATATTTGAATGTTAATGTTGTATTGGAAGGAGCTATTCCATATGTTTTTGTATATAAGAAGTTTGAAGGATCAAAAGCTGTAGTAAGTTTACTAGTTCCATAAGGTAATCCTAAACCTATATTTTCAAAATTAGGAATTATTTCTTCATCTGGAGATGTAGACACCCCAGGTCCAAATTGGATTTCTAATATATTATTACTTTTAAATCTTGATATAAATCTTCTTGGGACACTTTTTATTTTAAGAAAATATGGTGTTGAATCTACATTACTAGATACTTTATCAAATATAGTTTCTTGGGCTAAATATGGAACTTCATACCAAATGTTATTATTACTATCAACTACATTTACAATTTTTATAATTTTAGAATCATTCAATTCTATAGTAGAAAATCTTTGAGGTTCATTAAAAGTATAATCTTTGGTTTTAACTTCTCCCGAATATGCATTTCTTTGTTTTTTCAGAAGATAAAAGTTAGGAAGATTATTACCATCTAATGAATATATACTAACATCAGTATTATTATTAGATCCAGAAACGCTAAAATCTATTTTATCTGTTATATAAAATTTAATTTTTGGATTTATAGAAGATTGAATTTGAGTTCCTTCATCTATATTTAAACAATAAGAATAGTCTGGTGATATTAATCCAGAAATATTAATAGAAGGTACAATCTGATATACATCTATTATAGTATTAGATACTGATGTAATTTGTGGTTTATATCCGTATACATAAGATTGGGCTAATAAGTTTTTTCTTTGTTTAGAAAATTGTAAGAAGTTTTCTTGGATTTGATTATCTTGGTACAAAGACAAGACATCACCAATATATGATGACATTTCAATTAACATCATCCCAGGAGATGATTCAGAAAAATCATTATATGTTGTTGGATAATAAGTTTTAGCAAAATTAATTAATTTTGTTTTAAACGAATTAAAATCTTTAGATATGTAATTTATATTTTTATTAACCATTATTAAAATTTAAAGATATATCATCTGTTATATTAGTATTTATAACAGAATAACTAAAATATACTGTTATAGTGTGTTCTTCAGGGGTAATTATTAATTTTTCTATTTTAACAATAGGGAAATTATTTGTAATATAACTATAAATCATATCTCTCATATCATCCATAGTACCATTATTTATTATTTCAAATATTTGATTTCTTAAACCAGAACCGAAATTAGGGTTTAAAATTCTTTCCCTAGTACCTGTTAATAAAAAATTTAATAAATTAGTTCTAATAGCATCTTTAGATGTATATGTTATATTTAATCCAGTAGGTCCATCAAATGGAATACTTACTCCAATACCTTTACTTGGAGTAACATCTAGAGGATTAATATTTCTTATTATATAACTCATTATATAGTACCTTTTTCTTTCATAGCACCCATTAATTTAGAAAAATTAGGTACTACATCTATCTCTATTTGATTTAAATCAGATGAAGTTGATGAATTTTGTAACATATCTCCTACAGTACCAACTTGAGTTGGTTTTTCTATAAATGAATTTATACCTTGAGCCATTGAAGAATTCATAGTACCTAAATCATTCCAATCATTTCCTGACATTCCACTTCTAGTTTCGTTAAGTATATCTAACATTGGATTTCCAGTAGATTGAACTTCTTTTATTACAGGTCTAGGTATTGGTTGAGAATTTGTTTCAGAGTAATTTGGTATTTTAGAAGGCCCAGACCCACCAATATTTTTATATGGTTGTAATATGGTATTATGTTCTCTTAAAGCCATTTTTATTACTTTAAGTTCTTCTCTAAGTACTTCTCTTACTGTTTCTTTTAATAATTGTTTGAATTCACTTGTTTTCATGACGATAAATATTTTAAATACTAATTTTGACTAATAGTAATGTTATTGTTTATTATTTTTATATTAAATTTTTCAGAATATATAAATTTATAAGCTGCTTCTATTTCTTGAGGTTGGTAACCTTTTTGAATTAATGATTTGGATAATACTTGTAATCTATTTTGTAGTAAAACAGACCTATCATTAGAACTATAGAATTTATTTATATTATTAACAATACGTTTAATTTGATCTACTTTATCTTGATTTATATAAGTATTATTACCATTTATTAAGTTGTATAATTTTTTATCTTCTGGATTGTTTTGTATTTGTTCTAATAGCAATTTATTTACTTCATTTTCTTTATTAGATGCTTCTTCTAAAGTAGTAGACTTCATACCTACTTGGGATAATAATATTGATGCTTCTTCATCTGTTATATTATCGCGACCATCATCTCCAGTTCCTAATTCATCTTTTTTATCTATAAAAAACTGTCCCTCTTTAATTAATATCTGATCATCACTAGCATATGTAGGAGTTCCTTCATATTCTAATATATCTTGTGAATTCGTTACTATAACTCTTCTTCTTATTAAACTAGTATTATTATCTGTTGTTTCTTCTTTAAGTATATTAATATTATATCCTTTATATAAAGATGAATTATTTGAAGATTCTTTTATTGAAGGAAACATATCTTCTAATATTGTTATATTATTATTTAAAGTGTCTATGCTTTTTTTAACTTCATCTAATATAATATCATTATTAAAATAAGAACAGGCACTTAAATTTTCATATAATTGATTTAATCCAATTAATAACATAAATATTTCATCTCTTATTCTTTTAATTTGTTTAGTAACTGATTGAGATAGAAATATTGAAACGCTATTTAGTAATTTACTTAAATCAGATATATCAGTTTCAAATTTTCCTACTTTGGTTGATGATGTTACTATCATTCCCGATGTTACATATTTCGCCGGTATTGGAAGTTTTTGGATAATTTTAGAGGAAATTTTAAATATCTTTATTAAGACATTTATCGATTTAATTATTTTATTAATTAATATGACTATATTTTGTATTTGTAATATAGATTTATTTATATTATTAACTGTTTTAATAAGTTTAAGTAATCCAGATCTAAATCTTTCTGGTTTGATGAAATTAGAAAGTTTTTGATTTAATGAAGCTGCTTTACTAGAAATTAATGCTTCTGTTAGATTTATAGGATTAGATAAAGGAATTAATCTATTGGCAAAAGATTTAATTAATTTCTTTTTATCATTAGTTGATAAAATAGTATTAGTTATTACTAAAGAATCATTTGAATCTTGTAATAATTTAGTTAATCCATCTCCCCCAGGAATAATATCTTTTAATTCTTCAGGAAGAATCAGATCTTCTAATGACAATCTTATTTCTTCAATATCATCTAAAATACTATTATTATTTGGATTTATTTCTAATTTAGTTGTTACCTTATTTATAAACCCAGTTACCTTACCTCCATATTTTTTTAATAAATTATCTACTAATCCTTCTGGGGGTAGTGATTTTGTTAAAATATAACCTAAAGGATTACAAAAATCTATTGAATTTAACTCTCTAACAAACTCATTTATATTAAATAATATATCCAGAACATTTTCCACAATATTATTTATCTTTTTAGGAAGTTTATCTAATAATATATTTGAAAATTTAGTAGTGTTCATTAATTATAATGTAAAATTTTGAGTTGAATTTATTGTTTTTAAGAGAATTTTTACTCGTTTAGTAGATTTTATTAAAGAATTTCCGGCTGTTTGAACTGAGGGGATTGGATTCCCATTACTATCTGTAGCTGTAAATAGTTGGTTTCCTACATTTTCTAAATCTGATAATAGTTTTGTCATCATATTATAGAATTTATTTCCACGAACTAATGGTTCAGAAGCTTCTAATCCCAGTTGAATTTTTGATGAATTTACTATAAAATCTTTAGCAGTATTTAAGTGTATCCCCTCATTTGATGATAATCCTATAACTTTGTTGGAAAATAAGAATATAGAGTCATTCCTAGAATTAAATATAATTCTATCGGATGAATATATTATTTGATTACCATTATATGGAAATTGAGGTGTATAAGCCATTAAAATGAGTTGGATTCAGGTATTATTAATTGAGAGTTAAAACTGTTTGATAATGTTATATTGAATGATTCAAGATTTTTACATGATAATTCTAAAGGAATCTCTTGCCCGGATGTCAAATACATTGAAGATCCATCACTATTTATATCTTCATATGTAGGTACCCATGGAGATGAATCTGGTTGTATTATTTGCCCATTTCGAATTATAACAATTGGATCTCCATCTTCTCCTACACTACTCCAAGGATTATTTGATTTTTTGGCTGTTGAAGTAAATCTTATTGAGTTACCAAATCTCCCCTCTATAATAACGTCTCCTTCTTCTGGTAATAAATTTCTTATTCCTTCTTTTTCTTTAAATGTTTCCCCCAAATTTAAATCTTTAGGATCAAACTCATAATTAGGGATATCTGGAAATGGGTTTATATGATTACTATTCCATATTCCTATAGGGTAAGGGAAATAATAAAATTCTGTTGCGTTCGGATTTTCATTTAAATTATTAGAAGGAGCCGTTAATATTAATATAATTTCCTCTTTTAAAGGATATTGTTTTATATTTGTAAATAAGGGTTTAGCATATGAATTAGATATAGTATCTATATCCACAGACGAATTAATAGGTTTAAATTGAATAGTTCCTAAATCAGCCCAACCTTTTAATTTTTTGAATAATTTTTGATTATTATTCAATAGAATATCTTTAACTCGAGCAGGAAATAATAAATTATTATATTTTATAGACCCCCCATTAGAATCAGATTTATCAAAAGTAGGATACCAACTCATTATACAACATTTAATTTTTTAACACTGTCTAATAATTGTTCCTTTTCATCATCAGATAATCCTAAACTTCCATCTTCATTTTGTTTATTAGCTAGCATAGCTTTTTGAACGATCATTGCCATTTTAATTAAATTATCATCATTTTTTACTGATACATCAATATATGATTTAATTAAAGGGACTATTATAACAGCATCCCCAGGAGTTGATATAAGTGGTTTTAAATCTGCAATTAACTGTTTGATTTCCTCTTCTTTATCTTGGGTTTTTTGATGGATTTCTTTTAGTATGTCAGAGAAATTTTTCTTTCCATATAAAATTATGTCTTTAAAATCATTCATAATAGTATTATTTTAATATAAATATGGATTCTATTAAAAATTAAGCGAAATCCAACCGTATTCTAAATATTGATTATTTAATCTACTATATATCTTGTGGATTTTTTTTATTATTTTAGTTATTTGAGGTGTTTCTTGGTTAGTCATCTCTCTAATGTAAATAAATAGGGCTTTTTTATTAAATATTTCTATATATTCTCTACGTTTAAATAATTCAATTATTGCTACACACGACTTATAATCTTCTTCATCTTTAAAAATATTAGAACCATGCGTATCTATATATTGTATAAATTTATCCATTACATAATTTTCATCATTAAATGGTTTATCATTTTTATTTGGATTATTAATTAAATCTATTACAAGACTTTTTTCATCATCTATACCTTCTAAATTATCAGTACCAAGGATTTTTTTATATTGAGCGTTATTGTTGTTAATAAGATAATATTTTACTATAGTACCGAAATATGAATACGCAGCTCCTTTATCTTGAGAATATAAATGTAATTTCTCTAATAAATGGTGAATACATTCTTGTTGAATATCTTCAACAGTGCCGTCCATATAAGGGAATTTAAAAGTATTAATTATATTTTGAGTGAGTTTAAAGAAAGGGTAATCAATACGATCTTTATATAATTTATTTCGATGACGTTGATCTTTTGATCTTACATATTCAAGGATAGCTTCTTCAGTATCTTTAGTAAAATAATATATTTTTTGTTTAGGTTTACGTTTACGTACGGTACCTTTTTTTGTTAATTCTTGCTCCATATTATAATAGGTATATTTTAATGAAATATAATACGAACAGGGAAGTTAATATCCTAATTTTTATTAGAAAAAAGAACCCACTATTTCTAGTGGGGTAAATTAAGGTGTGAGAATACCTTAAGGCAGACTAAATAAATTCATCCAATTCTCTTATTCTATCTTCTGCAATATATATTCTGGATCTAATTACACCTATTAATTCTGATATTAATTATTTTATTGTTTCTGATGATTTCTTAATATCACCACTCGATTTACATGATTCTTCGTAATTTCTTATACCAGCTTTATTATTAATATGGTCTAATTTATCATTATTAGATCCTAATAAACTCACTATATTTTCTAATTCTTGTATAGTACTAGATAAAAATGTTTGTTGACCTGGTTCTGCTAAGTATTCTTTTCCTTGTATTTCTTTCATAATTTTTATTTTACAAATTTTATATATCCTTCTAATTGTTCTGATAATTCTTTCATTGTAGTAAAGAAGAAACCTACCTCATCATCTCCTTGAAATATTCCTGCTTTATCTATTTGTTTAATCTTGGTACTAGTATATGTAATAACTTCATATATCTCGTTAATATAAGTGTTTTGTTTCTCAACAATTTCAGTTAATTTTCTATTCTTGATAATTAGACTTCTAACTAACCAAATCCCAACTCCTAATATTAGGAGTCCAAATTGGATTCCTAAAAATAACCAAATGTTTATCATTGTTTTTCTTTTTTAATTTTACGTTCTAACCATAATATATAATTAGTATTATTAGTTAAAAATAATGCTTCTATTTTAGAAACGTTTTTATTCTTTTGCTCTAATTCAAATTGTTCTCTTAAACTCATTTTATTAATTTTTTATCAGTTTGATATTGTTGTTCAAATTCTATTGTAGCAGCTATCATATCAGCTTGATGTAAAACGTGAGGTAATACTGTACGGAATCTGGCTTCCGGAGTATAAGCTTTTATATAGGCTTCATTAGCTTGATCATAAAGTCCATCATGGGTTTTAATTGCAATCCATTCATTTTGAGATAATCCGATTTCATGTTGTTGCAATAAAAACAAAGAACGATCAGGAATAGACATAAATGAAAGTTTAGTATTATGAGTGTATAATTCTCCTAAATTTTCAGTTCTCCATTTATCAGTTGAAGGAGTATAGGCTTCATTAAACATATCTCCCATTTTACCAAGGTCATGATTAATTGCAGAAAAAATTAATTCCTCAAGAGTATAAGATTCTTGACTAGCTCCCATTACACCCCACAGTTTATGTAAGTATAAAGCAGCTTTAACTACTTTATTCACATGGAATACGTAGCCCCCCTCTCCACAGCTATGATATTTAGTCATATTAGATGCGGGCATAACACAAATACGTTCTTCATATTTTTTGTAAAAATCAAGTAACTGATTCTTCCTATTTCCAGTAATATATTTTTCAATATTTTCATTAAACTCATTCCAGTTATCTAGAATTTCTTGTGCACTTAATTTCATAATTTTTATTTAATTTCAATTTTTTCTACAATATATTTTGTATTATCATTATTTTTTAAAGACCAATCAGGATCATCGGAAATAAACTTATCTACTTCAATCCAATCTCTATCATAAAAGCTATACTCTATTACTAAGTAAGTCATAAATTTGTTGATTTAAAGCGCGTATTTTATAATTTCAATACTATATATGATTATCGAGTAATATTATTTTAAATCGCTTATATTATTTGAATATTAATAAGTTTCTTGATTGGTATTAAGTAAAGTTTGAATTTCTTCAATAATCTCTTCTACTTTAACTTCTGTTTCTCTATAAGTCTTAATTTCACCTCTTTCGGCAAGAAATCTAAGTTGTTTTAATCCATTTGATACACCAATAAGTTTATCAATAATTTGAGTTTTGTATCTCATTATATTTGTTTTAGTTTGTTAATTATTTGATCTATGTCTTCGTATATAAAAATTCTACCAACTTCATCTAATTCTGTTTTGGTAATAAAAGATGTTGTCATTTCAAAACCATCGAATAATTCTAAAATAGGATAAGTAGTTGTTTTATAAAATTCTTCCAGTTTATCCCCTATTAAAGAGGATATTTTATGTCCATCATCTATAATAGTTTCTTGATATGGAATATGTAATTCGTTTAGTTTACCTTTTAATTCATTACATACTAAGCAATTTTGGAGGGTGTAAATGTGTATTGTCATAATATTATTTATAATTTAACCTAATTTCAATTTATAATAATAGATAAAATAAGGGGGTGGAGAGGTAAGTATTATGTTCTAAATTTCAAATATACTGAAATGTTATAAATAATATAGTTATTTTCTTCTCAACACTCTAATATACGAGATATATAATTTATTACCTCGACCCTCACTGCTTACTTTAAAATTTTTAGTATCCAAGTGAATTAGTATAAGTCTTCGGAGTAAAGAGTTCCTTCACCTCCACTAACCATAATAATTTGAGACGCTTCCTTAGCTATAATCCATCCTTCTTGTCTATCGACGAATCGATTTAAATTAGTAAGGAATCCTTGAGTATAAGGGCCGCTTTCACAATCTCTTAATCCTGTAACTGCGGATTTGAGATATATACATTGCCCATGTCTTATACCTGTAAATACTGCTCCCGTTGGACAGTTCTTAGGAAGATATCTATCTAAAGGGACTTCCTCATTTTTAATATGAGGAAATTCTTTATACCAAACAGCAGCGCATAATATTCTTTCTTTTATATCCATATTGATGATTCTTCAAATTCTCCGTCTGTAAATGTTTTATATTTTATCCCTTGAGAAGTAAGGTATTCTCCT